TTAGAAACTAAAACACAATTTCAATCAGCATCAGGTTCAGGTGGATCTTCTAAAACTGAATTTACAAACGCTCAAACTATTATAAAATCTAATTATACAACATATCTATTAATAAAAGGAGACGAAGACGATTCAAGCACAACAGAGGGCGCATATCTTCAATTTCATACAGGTCAAGTATATCAGGGTCAATTAGGAAGCGATAGAAATTCTCTGATTTTAACAAGTAATTCAACATCAACAGTTAAACCATTTTATATAAAATTTATTGAAAATGGTAGTATAACTCACACAGCATTAGAAATGAATGAAATTAATTCTATCTTTAATAATAATGTTATTCCTAATTTAACATCAACAAATACATTAGGTTCCACAACTAAATACTGGAATCACGCATATATAAATGATATTTCAACTTCAAATCATACAAGTTTAAATACAGAAATAACAAATTTAAAAACAAAAACTCAATATTTATCAGTTTCAGGAACAGATTTAATTATCGATACAGAAGTAGTTAAACACGAAAATAATAATTCAGTTTATTTAATTTTAAATGGAGATAAGGATAATAATAATTCAAGTCAAGGAAGTTATCTTACATTATACGCTCATAATAGTTTTAATGGTTATTTAGGAACAATAGGAACATTTTTAGATTTACATAGTTTTAGTTCAGGAACTGTTAAACCTATAAAATTCACTTTTCAAGACTCAGTAGGTTCTCATACATCTTTATCGTGTGATGATGTGGATATAACATTTAATGTTAATATACTTCCAGAAACAAATAACACGTTTTCTATAGGTGAATCAGGCAATATTTTTTCAACATCTTATTTTGATAATATTATAACAAGTTCTCATAATGTTAATACTGCTATCGATACATTAAATACAAAAACTCAAGATTTAACACAATCAGGAGGTAATTATGAATTAGCAACTAATCTTTTTGAAATAACAGCAGGTAATACTGGAGATTGTATTTTAAGACTACGAAGCGACCAAGATAATACAAATGAAAATGATAATTGTTTTATCAAATTTAGTCAAGATGGAACAAGTGATAGGTTCAGTATGGGATTTGAAGGTGGTGGTAATAATAATAATTTACAGTTTATATCTTATTATGTGTCATTTTCTACTAATGATAATTTTCAATTTTTAGTAAATACGACAGATTTAAGATTAGGAATAGGTGATGATATAGAAGCACATACAAAGTTTATATCACACGAAATAGAACCAGATGGAAATGGAACAAGAGCATTAGGTTCAGCATCTAATAGATTTACAACAAGTTATATAAACGATATTATAACAACAAATCATGTAAGTATAGATACAGAAATAACAAATTTAAAAACAAAAACTCAATTTTTAAGCGTTGTTAGTGGAGATCAAATTATAGATGTTGATACAGTAAGTATTCAAAATATAAGCACTGTAAAATTACAATTAAAAAGTGATACTGATAATAATGAACCAGCATTAGGTTCATTTTTAGAATTATATTGTCATACAGATTATCAAGGATATTTTGGTTCAACAGGTTCATACATGGATTTACAAAGTTTTAGTTCATCAACAGTAAAACCTATAAAATTAACATTTAATAACCCTTCAACTGGAACATTTACATCTCTATCGTGTGATGATACAGATGCAACATTCAGCGTTAATATTTTACCTTCATCGAATAATACATATTCTATAGGTGAATCAGGCAATATTTTTTCAACATCTTATTTTGATAATATTATTACATCATCTCATAATGTTAATTCAAAAATTACAACATTGGATAACAGAACACAAAATATTTCAGCAACTACAGTATCCACAACCATAGGAGGAACTGGACATTTTACGAATATAGTTGGTCAGTTTGATTTACCTAATAATACGAATGTTGATAATTTATTGACAGGTTTTGGGATTGTTCTAACATCACTTACAGATAAAACGACTGATATGTCATATTCACCTGCTCAAACATCATTTTCAGGTCAAATTAGATCAAGTTATTCTGTGGCTGACACATCTGTAGATTGGAGAGGCATAAACAGTAGAAAACCAAATTTAAATGGTTTTATTAAATCTATATATTTAGACACAGATAGAGAGATTTATGTAGGTGCTATTACAGAATCAGGCACAGGCAGTAATGGAGGCTGTGCTATCGCATTTGATGGATTGGGTGGCAATGATCCAAATATTTGTATATATTGCGCTAACGATAATAATACTTACTTTGGTGGTAATATTTATACCAGAACTTTGTTTCCTATGACAGATAACACTTATGATGTTGGTAGTTCTTCTTCACGCTGGGACGATATTTATGCTACAAATTCAACGATACAAACGAGTGATGAACGTCAAAAAAATTCAATTGAAACGTTAGATGAAATAGAAATGAAAGAATTTATTAAAAAATTAAATCCTGTCAAATATAAATTTAATGAAAAAGTTAGATATCATTGTGGTTTTATTAGTCAAGAGATAAAAGAAAATATGCCTTTTGATTGGGGTTTGTATATATATAATGAAGAGGCTGATAGTTATGGATTACGATATACTGAATTGATAGCACCTATGATTTCAACGATACAAAATTTAATAAAAGATAATGAAAATCTTAAAAATGAAAATGAAAATTTGAAATCTCGTTTAAATACTATAGAAGAATTATTAGGAATTGAATAAATAATATCTAAACTTATATAATAAATGCCTTGTTGTTTATCTTGTTTTGAAGAAGATAAAGAGGTTTTAGAAATTAAATATAAAACATTGTCTAAAAAATACGAGGTGATGTTTAATAAGGTTTTAGAATTAAATATAATTATTGAAGAATTACGTCATAATAACAATATATTAATTAATGAATATGATAGATTAAAAAATGAATATAATGAATTTTTTAAAACTTATTATGATGAAATTGAAAAAGAAAAAAAATAATTTGTTATAAAATTTTAAAAAATATATAATAAAAATTAAAAAAATATAACAAATTTATTTATTATATTTAAAAAGTAATTCTAATATTTTTCATAGAATCTTTAACATTTAGATTTTTTAGTTTATCTGTTAATTCTTTTAGGCCTTCACCTTGAATTTTTTTATTTAAATTTTTTTCAAATTTAGACATTTTAGGTTCTTCATCGATTAATTTAGTATTTCTTAAAGGATTTAGATTAACCTTGTGTTTTTTTATATTTTTTGGATTTACAATAAAACAATGAGTCATTATATATATAACATTAATTTAGAAATTTTTTTTTATCAATTTTTTATTTTTCATATGTATATTTCTTTTTAATTCCTAAAATAATGGTGATCTCTCCATCTTGAATTGTTAAAGGTGTTAATGTTGTTTTATTCAATAATCTAACTCTTATATTATTATAAACACCATCTTTTATAGAATTAAAAGCGTATTCTGGTGGTTGAACGTTAATTAATGATCCAACTCCAACAGTAGGAACAATAGCGTAAATAATACCTGATGGATTTCCAAAAGGATTATCTATTACATTACATTCCACTAATACACTTGAATTAGGATTGACATTTGGAGCCACTGTTGAATTAAATGTTAATGTAGTTCCAACACCAGAAGATAAACCAGATTCAAAATTAGAAGCATAACCCACAATTTCATTAAAATTAGAAGCCATACGAATATTGACATTATAAGTAGTAGTAGGATAACCAGCCCAATTAGAAGGTTCTGTATATCCAGATGGTAAAGAAGTAGGAACAGCATAAGTATTTATATCAACAGAATTTAAAACACTATTTATTAAAAATTCAGCATAATAAACATTGTCTCCATCAGCATTAACTAAATATAAACCAGCATTAATAAAATCAAATTGTAATGCTTTGTTAATATCACTAATTTCATATAATCCTTCATCTAAAGTTATTGTTCGTGTATTTGTTGTTGTTCCAACGACGTATTGATATGAAAAATTCCTATTTCCTAATTCATCACTAATATTAAACCATGTATAATACATAGATGCTTGAATTAATGCTAATTCCATATCTTTAAAATTTATAGAATTAGGAAAATTATACTCAAAAGTTGAATTTTTTGTTGTATCTGTAATATTTGATGATTTTAGAACAATTGTATTAACCATTATTTTATATATAATTATATTATATTATTTTTCTTAAAAAAAAATTAACTTTTATCTGTAAAATAAATTTTCTTATAATAATATATATAATAAATAATAATGCCTTTTGTAGGAAGAGATTTAAAAACATTAGAGTTTCAAAAGCAAAGACATTTAGAAGAATTAGATCAAAAGTCTAAAAATAGAATTTATTTTGTTAAAAATAAACAACATACTCAAGATACTGGATCTTCGTTAATAACAGGAAGACCAGAAAAAAGCACATTAGAACAATATTTAGATAAATCTAAAATAGATAAAAATATCGAAGATTATTTAATTAAACAATTAGGAGCAAATCCAGGACAGGCTAAAGTATTTATTCAAGGTTTAGATGATACATTAAAAGAATATTTATTAGATAGATTACCAGCATTTAAAAAAGTATTTAACGATAATTTTATTGTAGCAAGTTCTATCAATTTAAAATCTGCTTTTGAATTATTTAATAGACAACAATTAGATAAAATCAAAGATTTAAACATTCCATCACTTGCAGATTTAGATGTTTTTTTAAGCGAACTAACTCGCCCACGTTTGTATGATTTAGGTCTTCCTATTTATGTAGAAAGTGTAAAAAAAACGTCAGGGGTAAGTTATGTTGTCGCAAGAAGAAGATTTACTAATGATTACGATTATTTATCAGGTGAAGATAATCCTCAAAATGAAACTAAATTTTTAGTGAGAGATATCATAATAAATTATATTAAAACTTTTGAAAACCCTTTAGATGGATGGATGGCTTCTTATCAAATCGCTAAATCGATAGGTTTAAGTGATTTTCCTAAACCACAATTAGAAACAATAAGAGAAGGTATCCCAACATCATATATAGCAACACCACCAAGTTCTTTAGATTTAGGTTCAATGAGTGAAGATTATACTATTCAAAACCCAAGAAGTCAATTTTCATCTGGTAGTGAAGTAGGTGAAATTTCAAGCACAACAGAATCAACAGAAGAAAAAGAGGGAGAACCACGATTAAGTGAAGAAGGAAGTAGAATGTTGGCTGATGCAAGAAGAAGAGCGTTAGAAAGAGAATCACAAGGTTCAGGATTAGTTAAAATTTATAAATTAAAAAAATAGAACAAAAAATATATATCTAATTATTATATATATAATTAAATGACTTCATATTATCCACCTCAATATAATTATACAAAATTTAATCCTTTGAATTTTGAAACGAAAACTAATATTGAAAAAAAATTAAATACAGTTCAAAGGGAAAATAATACTATAAAAACAAATATAGACACATTAGAAACAAAAACAAATTATATAAATGTTATTTCAAATCAAACTGTTTTATCCTCTAATTTAGTCCCCAATCATGATGGTAATCATAGATTAGGATTAAGTGAAAATAATACATTTAATTTTTATGGAAATAAATTATTAATAAATGATGGAGTTTTAGACACGAATTTAACAGCAGGGAATATTGAAACATTAACAGGAATAGATGCTATTAATCAAGCAATTTATTTCAATACAAATATAAATAGAGCAATGTATATAGGTCAAGGATACGAAAATGGTAATAATTCTAATAATGGATTTACGATCGCTATTTCTGGTGGATCAGGCGCTAATCCTAATTTATGCTGGTTATCAAAGGCAGATGGTATTATATATAATAGACAAAATTTAAGAAACGATGATATTCAACCAAATATAGATAATACATATTCAGCAGGAAATGGAACTTATAGATGGGATGACATATATGCGAGTAATGGAACTATTAATACTTCAGATCAAAGACAAAAAAAAGATATTGAAAATTTAGATACAGAAAAAACAATAAATTTTATAAAATCTTTAAGACCTGTTCGATATAAGTGGAAAAATGGAAAACGATTTCATAGTGGGTTAATATATCAAGAATTAGAACCACATTCAACTCAATTTTTAAAAGAATGGGGATTATTATCAAATATAAATGATTCATTAGGCGTTAGATACGATGAATTATATGCTATATTAATTAAAACATATCAGTATTTAATAGAAAAAAATGAATTATTAGAAAATAGATTAAATATTTTATCTAAATAAATAATATATAATAATAAATAATGTCTTCATATTTACCACCAGATAATAATTTAAGTTCTTTTAATTCTACAGTATTTAAGGACAATTTAACAGACGAACAAATTGAAACTCAATTGAATGAATTACAAAGTGATTATATAATTAATAATGTGGATATAACTGCTTTACAATCAAAAACAAATTATATTGATGTTGTTTCAGGAGAAACACAAATATCATCTAATTTAGAGGCTTCTACGTCAGGAACTTTAAATATAGGAACAGATACAAAAAGATTTGATTTAATTCATACGAACGAAATTCATTGTTCTAATAATACAGCAGATTCAACAGTAGATTTTGGAAATATTGGATCAACAACAGGAGTAGATAGATTTGTTCCTCAAATTGTATTAGATAATTCTAATTTTAATACTATGTATATAGGCACAGCATACGACGATTCAAATACTTCAACTTCTGGGATTTGTTTTGCTATTGATGATGGTGCTGGAGATGACCCTAATGCTGTTATGTTTATGGATAGGAATGGTCAAACCTATTTGAGAAATACATTATTTTCTAATCATATACAACCTAATATAGATAATACTTATGATTTAGGATCATCTACACGTAGATTCACTGAAATATTTGCAACGAATTCAACGATAAATACCTCTGATGAACGTCAAAAAAATTGGATTCAATCTTTAGATGAAACAAAAATGATTGATTTCGTAAAAAAATTAAATCCAGTATCTTATAAATGGAAAGAAGGTAAAAATAAAGAAACACATACAGGCTTAATTGCTCAACAGGTTAAAAAGGTGATGCCTTTTGATTGGGGTTTGTATATTGAAGAAAATGATAGTTTTGGTTTAAGATACAATGAATTAATAAGTCCCTTAATTTCTGTAGCACAATCTTTAATAAAACAAAATGAAAAAATGGAAGAGACTATTAAAAAGTTAGAATCATTAACATTATAATATGAAAAAAGAATAAAAAATATTTGATTATTTAATTAATATTAATTAATATGATATTATGCAACTTTAAAGCATGTTTTTTAGTATTAGGAAAAATACTAAAAAAAAAGTGTATAAATTTTTTAGTATTTTAAATATTATCATATAATATATATATAAAAATGTTGAATAATTTTCAAATGTTAGAACTCGCTCCTAAAATGGGTATTCCATTAAAAGGTGTTTATTTTAAAGATGATTTAGAACCTAATGATTTAGAAGCCAATAAAAGTTATGTTATCAATTTAATGGATGAATTTGATGAAAATGGAAATCCTAATATTGGAAGTCATTGGGTTGGATTACATGTAGGTAAAGTAAATAAAGTAATTACTCCATTTTATTTTGATTCGTATGGTATGCCTCCACCTGAAGATATAAAAAACATTGTTGAAAAACGATTTAAAAAAAAAATAAATTACACCACTAAAAATATTCAGTCATTAATGAGTGATGCTTGTGGTTGGTTTGTTATGGCTTATTTACATTTTATTAATAAATTTTATAATAGAACAGGAAATATTTATTTAGATAGTGCTGTATTTTTAGATTTATTTGAAGATTTAGATCAAGTTGTAGATTGGAAAAAAAATGAATTTATTTTGAAATTGTTTTTTCAAGAACCTAATACAGCGCCAAAAGGATTAGATAAAGTATTTAATAAAGTAGCAGATATAGATGATATCACTAAAAATGGAGATGATATAAAAGTTGATATTGAAAATATGGAAATTAGAAATTAATCTTTATGTAAATTATTAAATTTCATATCTAAAAATTCTATTACAAAATCATCTATTTCATTATCAGTTTTTTTTTTAAAATAATGTAAAGATTTAAAAATGATATAAATTAATTCATCATCATCTAAAATATCGATTAACCTTTTTTTTAAACATTTTGGAAGTTTCATTATTATATATATTTTAGTTAGATTTTAAAAAAATAAAACAAATATATTTTTTTTATTATATATTATTATATAAATATGATTTATGGTAATGGTTATAAAAAAGTTATGATTACATATAAAAATCAAAAAAGAAGTGTTCCAGAAACATATATAAAAGGATTAAAAGGAGATGATTTGAAAAAACAAATTAAATCGATATTTGAAGAAACCAGTCGTCCTCAAGATGTTAAATTTGAATCTAAAAGAAGCCCTTGGTGCGAGCAGTTTGAAGATAAATACGACCATAAAATTACAGAAACAGAATGGATTGATAAAAATTTATTACAACAAAAAGGTCAAGAATTAATTAAAAATAAAGGTATGAAAGCATATCAAACATCAGGAAGCAGACCTAAACAAAACCCTTATTCGTGGGGATATGCGAGATTATGTTCTGTTTTGATGGATGGACCTTCAAGAAAAATAGATAAAAAATACTTTGATAAATATAGAGTATATAATTATAAATTAGATAAAGTTGAAGAAATTAATGATGTGCGAAGCCATAAACGATTTAGAGCAACTTTTTCAGATGGCGATACAGTTGATTTTGGATTAACAAATCCTAAATTTGGAACTTTTTTGGATCATAAAGATAAAAAAAGAAAAGAAAATTATAATGCTCGTCATACTATAGATTTAAAAACAGATGACCCTAAAAGGGCTGGATACCTTGCAATTTTCCTGCTTTGGAATAAACCCACTTTAAAAGCGTCTATAAATGATTATAATAGAAGATTAAGAGAAAATAATTGGAGCATTCCTAAATAATTATATATTTAAAGGGATAATTATTATTTATTTATATGGAACAATTTAAAATTATTCAAAATTACGAAACTTATAAAATCTCTAATTGTGGGAGAGTTATAGATATAAGAACTGGAAATGAAATTAAACCATATTATAATCACAATGGATATTTATGTATAAATTTAAGAAATCCTGAAGGTCAAAAAGTAAAATCAATTCATAGATTAGTTGGAATTCATTTTTTAGAAAAAACAGATGGTAAAGATGAAATAGACCATATAGACAGAAATAAAAAAAATAATCATTATACAAACTTAAGATGGGCTGATGATTATTTACAAGCACAAAATAAAGAAAATATAAAACCCACAAGAACTAATGAAAGATTTATAAGTTTAGAATATAAAAAAAATTCATTAATCCCATTAAGGTATAAAATACAAATAATAAGAAATAAAAAAAGATTGTTATCAAAGAGTTTAAATTTAAAAGATTACACTTTAGATGATGCTATAAAAATAAGAGATGAATTTTTAAAGAGCATTCCTAAATAATTATATGTTTTTATATTATATGTTTATTTTCTATTGGGTATTCTTTATTTTTCTAAAAATTTAATCAAAACTAACAACTAAAGAAAAATCTCTTTTTTCTTGTTGAATAGTAGGTTTTTCAAGTTTCTTATTTTTTTGTAAAATATTTTTTTTTTTATTTATAGATTTATCATTTTTTTTATTTTTTTCATAGTAAGACTTATAATATTTAGTAATCCATTCTTTATTTTTCAAATAATATTGTTTTTGATATTGTAATTTATAATCTCTGTGTTCGTAATAATAAGCAAGTTGTGGATACATAATATATATAATTTATTTAGAAAAAAAATATCTAAATGAATTATATATAAAATGAATCTTTTAGTTTTGAACTTATATAATGCCTTTTTGAAAATGTCTATTAAGGTTTTTAGAACACCTGAAAAAACATATATTTATTCAAAACAATTAACACCTGTAAGAAATCAATATAAAGATACTGAATATGCAACTTTAGATGAAATTAAAGGTGATATATTAGGTGAAATAATAAATGGTTATGTTATCACACAGAATATATTAGGTATAGAATTTATAGATACTTTATTAGAACCAGTCCATAAAGCAATTAAAGAAAATAAATTATTGGAAAATGAAAAAAAAGGAACAGAAGAAACGAAAAGTATTGAAATTTAATTTTTTTAGTCCTCATAAATTACTAAATTTTTTATACATATATTTTTTAGTATTTAGTGAGTCTAATTTCGTGTAATATTTTTTTAAAAATATATAATAATAATTTAAAAAAATATAACATTTTAAGGTTGTATGTATTCTAAAAAGTTCTTTCTAAATTTCTTTTCTTTTGGTGCTTCAACATCAATTAGTAAAACATTGAATTTTTCTTTTGTTGCGTATTCATACATATCCATTAATTCTTTTTTTGATACGCCTAATTCAAATTCACTTAAAATAAGATTTAAATCTCTTTTACCTGATAATTTTAAAATAACGAAATAGTTGCAATTTGTTCTAATAACTTTAGGAATTTTATAAAAACTTTGTGATAAATAACATACAGAAACGCCTTTTTTACGACCTCTAATATAAAATTCATTCATCTTTTTTTGGTCTTTTTCTAAAACTAAATCATCAAAAATGACGATATGCTGGTCTTCTTTATTGAAACTATCTAATTTAGGGATATTTTCAATGCCTTCTAATATCTTAACAGTTTTTTTTGTTTTATCTTCTAACCATTCATATAAGGGTTCTTGTTTGTTTTTTGTTATTATTGTAATAGTGTTAAATGTTCCTTTTCCTGATGAAAATTTTTGAAGCATATTTAATATGAAATTAGTTTTTCCTGAACCACTTGGGGCGACAACAACCATTCTAAAAGGTAAAACTGATAGATTATGTAAATGAAAATTTGGATTATCCTGTTTAATTAAATATTTAGACATCCCTGATTTTTTATAAAAGTTTTCTATTGTCATTATTATATAATTTAAATTATATTTTTTTTGTTATAATAAAAATATAAACTATAATATATATAATTTAATTATGAGCAAAAAAAGAATTTCTTTTGATGATCATGTGCGAAGCCATAAATGTAATTGTGAAGATAAACCTAAAGAGATTGAAGGAGGACTCGCATTTTTATTTGGATCTAAAACTGATAATAATTTAAAAAAATATGGTAAAGAAAAAATCAAAAAAATAGAAATATTTAGAAAACCATTAGATAATAAATTAGTTGAATTTTTAAATAAAATGACAAATGATAAAGTAGAACAATTTTTAAAAAAACAACCTTACGATAAATTTTTTCATTTAGGTATTTTAATAAATGATAAATATGCTTTTGATAAACAAGAATCCTATACATTTGTAAAAGTTAATAAAAATTCATTTTTAAAAAAAGCAGAAACATCACCAGTTCAATTTAATAAAGATATAACTATTAATGAATTAGTTGATTTAACAAGAAAAAGAATGACTGATGCTAAATTTAAAGGATATCATCCTTTGAAAAACAATTGTCAAGATTTCGTATTGAATGCTTTAGATTCTATTGGTGCAACTTATAATAAAGAATTTGTTAAACAAGATGTAGCAGAACTGGCTAAAACAATCCCCTCCTTCAAGCAAAAAATAGCAGAGTTTGTAGTTGGATTAGCAAGAGGCGTAAAACAGATTACAGGTGGAGAAGTTGAACCTAAAAAAGAAGGAGAAATTATAGGAAGAAGTGTTAAAATAAAAAAACATATAAAGAAATAATAATTAATATATTTAATGAAAACAGGTTATATCTATAAAATTGTTTGTAATAACACAAATAAAGTTTATTATGGTTCTACAACTCAACCAGTATGTAGAAGAATAGCAACACATAAAGCCAAATTCAAATCATATGAAAATGGAACTCATCATTATGTATCGTCTTTTGAAATAATAGGTGGTGGAAATTATCAATATTTTACAGTTGAAAAATTAGAATTTGAAGATAAATTTGAACTTACTAATAAAGAAAAAGAATATATTAAAAATAATGAATGTATTAATAAAATTGTTCCTAATAGACAATATAAAGAATATTATCAAGATAATAAAGAAAAACAAATAAATAAAAGTAAAGAATATAGAGAAGCAAACAAAGATAAAATAAAACAATGGAGAGAACAAAACAAAGATAAACTAAAAGAATATAATCAAATACATAAAGATAAACTAAAAGAACAAAACAAAGAATGGAGAGAACAAAACAAAGATAAAATAAAACAATATAAAAAAGAATATTATCAAGATAATAAAGATAAACTAAAACAATTGAGAGAACAAAAAGCAAATTGTCCTCATTGTAATAAAGAAATGTTAAAAGGAAATATTAATAGACATATCAAAAATAAACATTAAAAAAATATAAAATATAAAATAAAAATCTAATTAGATTATATATATAAAAATTATGCCTCCTAAAAAAATGAACGCGTGGATGGAACACTTAATGAAAATAAGAGAAGCGAACCCTGGATTATCTTTAAAAGAATGTATGAAAAAAGCAAAAGAAA